TAAATCACTGAAATCAATAAATGCTGTTGCACCTGTACCCGCAGCACCAGCATTAGTTAAAGTACCACCACCTGCAGAATAAGTTCCTGAAGCACTAACTTCGTTAGTTGCGGAATATGCAGTAGTAGTATTACTTAATGTTGCTGAAGCATCGTACAGAGCTAATTTAAAAGCGTCACCACCAGAAGCACGAAAATCGTGTTCACCTTCTAATAGTTCAACTTTAAAACTATCACAGACTGCTTGTGTAATTGCCATCTTTATTTACCTCCGGGATCTACTGATCTAAGAGGAATACGGAGGACCCCATCTGCGTATTCATCTCTGCGTTTTCTGCCCATTTGAGTTTGTGCTAAATTTTGCACTGCCTGAGCATACTTTTGTTCGTATAATTGCACATATGGAGGATTTTTCAAGTAGGAAAAAGCTTCTGCTGTTGTGCCATAAATTAAAACTTCGGGTGCGTTAGTAGATAACCAAGTAGTTGTGTTAGAACTAGATAAATGATCAGGTGTTTTGTTATACCATAATTCAATCTCATACGCTAAATTAGGAGTGGGAGCTACCATGATTGTGTTTTGATCCCAGTTTGCATAATATTTTGGCTTTCCTGTGTCGGAACGATCCACATTATACTCATCAATAAAGGTAGTATCCCTTTGTTCTAGCCATGTTCGATCCCCCGTAATTTGATCCTTTATCTGAACTCCTCGCTCAAATGCAAAATCATCAGGCATCGTGATAAAAGGACTACCAATGGTGAAACTAGAAAACTGAAACTTTCGAAAAGCATCGAGGTCAAGTTCTCTTTGAATTTTGTTTTCTACATTTACAATAAATACATCAATAATAGAATCTGATAATACTTCAGACCCTACTTCTGTGTAGTTTCTTACATTTGTTAATAGTTCAGAATAATTCATGAGATCACCACTGTTACTGTGCCTGCTGCTACAGACATTTTTGTATCTTTATTTTTAGTCAATGGTTGCATTCCTGTCGATAAAAAAGTGTTGATGCTTGTGCCGTCTGTTGGTGGGTACACTGTTGTATCGGCAACCTGACCTTTAGCCATTTGTAAAGCTTCACGGTCTGTTGATTGTTTTTTTGTTTGAATTAATTGTGGATGCTTGGGCTCGAATTCTGAAACATGGACAATGGAACCGTTCCATTCTTTCACCATTTCTTTATAGGGGAAAGCTGCTCCCGAGCGATCGGATATTCTTTGTGAATATTTACCTGTTGCGTATTTTGCCATTATGAACCTACAAAGTAATTTTGAGGTGTAAGGAATACACTATCTCTACCACCGTCAGTATCTGCGGCTCTTTTCCAAACATCTTCGTATTCAAATTTTAAATCTGCCATACGTTCAGGAGCTTTTTTCATTGCAATGTAATATGCAAGTCCTGCTACTAAACAAGGATAAAATCTAAAAGGTAAATCGGTCGTGTTTGTGTATGCTCCCGCATCTTGTATTCTAGTTAAGGCGTTGTAAACAATCGTATATGATTGATCCGCCGCCGGATAAAAGTACATGACTGGATTAATCTGACCGTCGAAAAAGAACTGAGTTGGTCTTCCTGTTGTTGATTTAACGGGAGTATTTAAGTATTCAGCTCTACTGATTTTATCCACGGTGTAATCAGTGGTTCCATCTCGAACAATAACATCCAAAACATCAACGATATCAGAAGCAAAATCAGCAGTGTTACTTTGATCATTTGTGGATATTGTGGCCGTTCTTTGTTTAATCGTCCAAACATTAATCCCACGGTTTGCCCATTCAGCAAACATGATATTAAGAACGCGTCTAGCAGAGTGTATGTCATATCCAGTACGAGTCTGAAGACCACATCTCTCATATGCTTCTTCTATAGCATCATCAATACTTAGATTAAAATCAGTTGTTCCCGAAGTTGCCATTATTTTTTCATTTTCTTAACAGAACCACCATACATGTAACCCTTGACCATTCCGCCCTTCATCATTTTAACGGGAGATTTGCCACCTGTTTTCATGTAGGTTTTTTTCTTACAATTTGCTGCCATCATAGACTCCTTTGTGCTTAAGGCACAATGTATCAAAACCTTCTAGAAAATTCTACTTTGTTTTTCTCTTTTTTGGTTTCTTTTTTCTTATCTTTTTAGAGGGTGGGTTGGCTATTTGCTTAGCCATTTGAGATCTACTAATTGTCATTTTTAGGCATATTTTCTTTTAGCCATGAAATATCTGTTTTTATAGCGGCCAAATCTTCCTTTATGCTTAATAACATTTCAGGAATGCCCATGGTATCTGCTTCTAGGCGAGTTACTCTGTTTTCTAAATTAGTCCACGCAATCACAACAATGGCAAATAAAATGATCCATCTAGTAGCTAGATTTCCCCAGTCTTTTATTTTATCTATCATTGTTTAGCGCTCATTCCGTTTAAAGGATTGTTTAATGCTTTATTTATACTTAAGTTTAATTCATTTTCAATGATTTTTAATTCATCAAATATCTCTCGCGTATCTTCTTTTTGTCTGTCTTCGATGTCATTTACTATTTCTGTAATGTGTCTGATATCATTATTCATGGACCTCAGATCAGTCTTCATGTCATTCTTTAAATCTTTTGCAACATCCGCCACTAGAGTAATTTCATCAAGAATAGAGTCTATTTCTGTTTTCAAAACCGCTATTTGTTCGTCGTAAGATGATAGATCAGGTGCTGTATATTCTTCTATTTTAGCTTTCATATCTAAATAGTCATCGTAGAACTTGTAACCAGTCCAACCACCACCGATAATTGCACCTATTAAGGATAAGATAATGAAGAATTTACCTCCACTGAACTTCATCCCCTGATACTCAATACTGGGCATTGATCATCTCCTGAATAGTATTTTCCTGCGCCATATCAAACAACATACCATATTGATCTTCAATTGTAACAGATAAATAGTCATTAATATCTGTATCAACGATTGTTGATTGTGTATCAAAAAAGGTTTTAGTATCTCCTAGTATCTGCATAACGATTAGGGTTTTGGTCTGAGCAGTATCGTCATATCTTTCTTTGTCGTCGATTTCTTTGACAATTTTAGTTGCTGCTTTTTCTTTTGCTGTTGGTTCTTCTTTTGTTTCTTCCTTTACTTCTTCTACAGGAGATTCTTCCTCAACTGCTTCTACGACAATTTCTTCAACAGGCTCCTCAACGATCTCTATTTCAGCTTTTATTTCTTCTTCCATAGATTCCATTTCTGGTTCCATGTCTTCTATTTTCACATCTATTTCCACTTCGACAGTTTCATAAGTAATCTCTTCTTTTGGTGGCTCGATAGGAATAAACTCTACTTTTCCCGCATCATCAATTTTAATATCGTTGTATTCAATAATTTCTTCTATCAAATCTATTTGAGTAGGATCTGTTAGATTTAGGTAAACTATTTCTTCGACCGTGGTTATTTGCTGTTCTATGATTGTGGAAATCACATTATAAAAAACATTGACGGACACGTCGTCAAACAAAGGACCGACGGCAAGATTAATATCTCTACCACCTATTTCGATAGTAATCTTATTTAGAACGCCACTGAAATCGAAAGACCCATTATATGATTGGTAACCTGATGATACGCCAGATTCAGACAGGATGTCAGTACCTGAAAAGACGGTAGTCCCTCCACCAGTTCCTGTAACGTGCATGTAGATTCTATCTTGAGCATCTTGTTTATCGACTTTTATGGAATATGTAACCTCACCACCGTTATCTATGCTTAAATCAGAAATGTCAACTTCTTGATAAAAAGTAGATCCCATGCCATCAACTAGCATACGAGATTTAGTATCACCACTGCCTGTAATTTCTGCACAGGTATCGGTTCCTAAATCACCACAGTAAGTTCCTGATGGCATACTCGCAGGACCCTCGCCACCCCAGTCAAAATTCATATCAGGTTCATCCACAATATTACCTGAATCTTCATTGGTGACAGTGGTTGTCGTGATAGTCTTTGTTGTGGTAGTGGTAAAGATAATCTCTGTGCCTTTATCTTCTTCTGTTTTTTCTACAGTCACTTGTTCATCAACAGTTACACCCGGAGTACAAAGTCCTTCAGCGTCAGGTAAACAGGTATCTGCTTTAGAGGATAAGGAAACCAGTAGCAATAATAAACAAAGTTTTAAAAAGAACAGCACTTTGTGCATCACTAAACTCCTTTGGTTCTGGTTTGTTGGCTTGAACGTATTCTGTTTTGTATTTACTTCCGTCTGGAATTTCATCTGGATTATCTGTCCAATATTCAGCGGCTTCTGCTCCGATAGATCCTCGTGCGGGACAAGGAGTTCCGGCATCCGTCATCGCATCCCATACTCTTGCATCTTGGCAAAGAATAGAAACAGCTGCAACTTTCATGCCGTAGGCATACATAGATCTTGATAATTTTAATTTTTGACATAGCTCGTCGTCAATAACAACGCCTGTAGCAACACCAACAACGTTATTTTGCACACTAGCCCCCACACCAACTTTACATATATCACTGTTATTATTCATAATGGTGGGAGCATTAGCTGTAGGAGGAGTTGAATTTGTAACTACGGTCGATGAAACAGTGTTGGTTTCAGCAAGAGTAACGCTCGCAGTCAATAAAAGCATCACAATGGATACTATGTAGATTAACCAATCGTGTTTCATTTAACATCTCCAACGTTTACGTGCTTGTCTTAATCTTGAATTGGGATCTTTGGCAGCTTTAGGAAATTGTTTCATTTGTCCTGCACTTCTAGCACAAAAAGATTTTCTTCTTTTTGCTCTTTTTCCTGTTGGATTTTTTTCTGTGACTGCTGTTTGTAATTTAGATCCAGGATTAGCTCTTCTATAAGCTTTAACACCTTTTTGAGTCATTCCCGCCCCTTTTTTAGTGGGGCGGAAATTCCCTGATTTAACAGAAGTTTTTATATCCATGTTTAATCGTAATATTTAATCCACTCACACCATACAACGACTTCTTGACCGGCTACTGTTGTAGCAGGAATCTCTAATTTAACGTCTCCTGTATAACCAGCAGCTTTTGTGTTTTGTAAAGCACCGAAGCTAGAGAAATCAAAATTGTTATCGTAGTTTAATGAAAGAAAAGGAACGTCTGAAGTAGCATCCCAAGTTAAAGTTGCAGAAGCATTTGCTGCACCTGCTCCTTGATACCAAATTTGGTTTAATGCTACTCTTGTACATGCTTCGCCTGCTTTATTAGTAGCTAAAGCTGAAACATCTACTAATGTAACTGAACTAGCATTACCCCCATCACATGCTACAAAACATGTATTGATTAATTTTCGATCCCCTTGAAATTGAATTGAAGGACCTGTTACTGTGTTTGCCATTTTTTACTCCTATCTAGGCGGGGGGACATTACTCCCCACCGCAGAGTTGTTAATATTAGCTTGCAGATATGTTCGCTCTTGTATCGCAACGTAACCAAGTTGTTCCGTCAGAGAAAGCATAAACGGCTGCGCCGTTTGCTCCGTCTTGAACATACACCATGACGCCTTCGTTAGTTGTTGCGCTTAGTGTATCTGTACCATTATATACTGCTGTGTTGCTTGAATATGCCCAAGGGTTTGTTCCCCCCTGTTGAGTATCGTTAGCGCCGTTTCCGCCAGCGTTTACGTTTGGACCGCCAATAAATCCGTTTAAAGATGTAACTGGTCCTGTAAATGTAGTTTGTGCCATAATAAACCTCCTCGGTTGTATAGACCTTCGTTACATAGTCTCTATACCGTCTGCTAGCTTCAGTCTATGTAACTTTGTTATGCTAGAATTCTAATATGACATAAAAAAAGGGCGCAGTCAAAGACATACGCCCTTCTTAATTAGTTATTTAATTATGCACCAGATGTACCAAATACACAACGAGGATCAGAGAAACCAAATGAGTATCTCTCTCTTGCTTTGTATCGGATGTTACCTGTGTCGAAATCACCTTCCATCACTGTCTTTAACGGAGTTCTTGTAAAGTGTTTGAATCCGTTAGGAGCATCAGTTTTGATATAGAAAGCATCTGCATCAGTTAAATAATGGTTTACAACGTAACCCTCTGGAATTACTCCCATGTTTCTGATTGCGTTGATATCATTATCTGCTGTACCAGTTCTTAATGTAGATTCCATTAATCTGTTAGCAGTGAACTGAAGCTGTCGTGGTACGATTAACTTCATACCTTTGATAGCTGTTCTTAAGCCTCTCTCATCTCTGAAATCAGCGATGTCGATAAGAGACTGTTCAAGTGATGTTTCGTTCAAGTCAGCGTCTGTTGAC